TGGTAAAGTTATGGGTATGGCATCTTATGGTGCATTACAAGAAGATGGTGGTATGGGTAATATTTGGAATAAACATACGGCTGCAAATAAATTAGAACATGATTCACTTGTTCATGCAACTGGTGTCATTCAAAAGGCACTAGATATGGTAGATGGATGTAAAAATATTGTTCTCTCAGGTGGGTTTAGTTTAAACTGCACCAACAATGCAAAATATTTAAAACTATTTCCAGATGTACAGTTCTTTGTAGACCCTATCCCTCATGATGGTGGTACTGCTGTTGGGGCTGCAATTGATATGTATAATGATTTAAACGGAGAAGAGAATGTTATTGACACAAATTCATAGAGAACTCGATGTAGTACTAGACGAACTTATTGACAACCAACAGATTGTTGGTATGTTTCAGAATGAGTCTGAATGGGGTCCTCGTGCTCTAGGCAATCGTTCTATTATCTTTGACCCTAGACATAGAAACGCTAAATCAATAATGAATACAGTAAAGAAGAGAGAGTCCTATAGACCTTTTGCTTGTACAGTTATGTTAGAACATGCAGAAGAATATTTTGACATGTTGCAATTACCAGAATCACCGTGGATGTCTTTTGCACTACAATGTAAACCTCGTGCATTAAGAGATATACCTACACTGGTTCACTCAGATAATACTTGTCGTATTCAAACAGTGACCGAAGAACAGAACCCAAACTATTATAATTTAATTAAAGGGTTCTATGAAAGAACAGGTGTACCGATTATATTCAACACATCATTTAATTTAGGTGGTGAGTCAATCGTTGAAACAGTATACGATGCAATCGATACATGTAATCGTTCAATGATTAATCATTTATATATTCCAGAAGACCAAGAAGTACATATACCTTGGGACTCAGTAAAAGATAAGACTGAGTTTTTACCACAGGATGATGATGAGTAGGCAGAGTTATCATATGTACCGTCACGAGAACAGAAGTGCTGAAGTCTGGAAATCAGAAAATGGTTTTGAAGTAGACTTAATGGAAGATGGCAAACTGATAGAGTGTAGACAATTACATACTCATTCAGAATCATATGCAGAGGACTGTGCCGACAATTGGTGTCAAGGTATGTTTAATGTAGAGAAAGACGGAAGTTTCTATGGATATAAAGAACGAAATGACAACTTTTATCCTGGTCTGGATGACTAAATAATTATATGATAGAAGTCACTGATATCGCAATTCAGAAACTAGTAGAACGCAATGTACCTAAAGTCAGACTTGGTGTGACAGGTGGTGGGTGTGCAGGATATGAATATGTATTTGCAGAAGATATTCTAAGAGAAGGAGACGAAGTATTAGATTACGGTAAGTTCTCGTTTCTTATAGATGCAAACAGTCAACCATTTCTAAATGGTATGACTTTAGATTATGTTAAAGAAGGATTAAATGAATTTTTTAAATTCTTAAATCCAAATGAACAGTCCGCATGTGGCTGTGGAGTGAGTGTGCAATTTAATGAAAACATCATCAGCGAAAGCTAAAGGTAGAAATCTACAGAAGTGGGTTGTCACTAAACTAGTTGAACACCTAAAATTAAATCCAGAAGATATGGAATCAAGACCTATGGGTTCATCTGGCGAAGATGTTATCATGGGTGTGCAATCAAGGGAGTTCTTCCCATACTCAGTAGAGTGTAAGAATCAAGAGAAGGTTAATATATGGTCTGCCTATGAACAGTCAGAGGCAAACTGTGGTAAGTATGAACCTATTGTAGTATTTAAAAAGAATAGAAAGAAACCTTTAATATGTGTTGATGCAGAATACTTTATTAAATTACATGAGGGAAAAGAATGAAAGTTGTAAAAACAAATCCACCAGAACAAGAATATGAATTTAAAAATGAACAACCGGTATTCATGCCGTTTGGTCCTTCTGTATACATAGACCAAGTATCAGACAAAGCAGTAGATGAACTAGATAAACTCATAGAAGAACTCGGTGGTAATATTGAGTTCGATGCATCTGGTAGACTCGCAGGTCGAATTAAAAAACAAACAGACTTAACTTCATCGATATCATCTGAATTAGCTGATGAACTTATGATGCATTGTGATAGATACTCATATTACGCAACAGGTAGAAGCGGAGACTCACTAAGTTTAGATGGTATATGGTCAAACATACAAGAGGCAAGAGAATATAATCCACCTCACTCACATACAGGTAATTATTCTTTTGTAGTATATTGTAGAAATGATTTAGAGAAGTTTAAACTAGAAGAACTACAAGACAATGAATATGATGCAGTACATGGAGATGCCGACTATTTTGCTTTGCAGAATCGTAAACTTGCAGGTCTGATAGAACTTCAATACGGTGAACCCAATTATTTGAATCACGATAGATATTGTCATGTGCCTAGTCGTAAAGATATTATTATATTTCCCTCATGGTTGAGACATACAGTCTATGCACATTACGAAGAGAACGCTGTTAGAATTAGTGTCGCTGGTAATGTTTCAATTATGCAACCAGAACCTGCTTGACAATACGCCCCCTATTAGAGTATACTAGTACCTATGATATTAATTGATTTTACACAAACTATTATCGCAGGCCTTATGGCCCAACTGAAAAGTAATGATAATGAAATAAACGAATCTATGCTTAGACATATGATACTCAATTCACTTAGAACTTATCAGAGAAGATATGGTCCTGATTATGGGCAGATAGTACTTTGTACAGATGCAGGTAATACATGGCGTAAAGATTACTTCCCTTTATACAAGGCGAATCGTAAGAAGTCTCGTGAGGCAGATGATAGAGATTGGACATTAATCTTTGATACACTACAACAAGTCAAAGAAGAAATTAGAGATAACTTTCCATACAAATATATGTATGTTGAGAAGTGTGAGGCAGACGATATCATCGCTGTCATTGTTAAGAAGTTTCACATGGATGAAAATATTATGATTGTATCTGGTGATAAAGACTTCCAACAGTTGCACAAATATTGGGGTGTAAGACAATGGTCTCCTAATTTAAACAAAGAGATTGATTGTCAAGATGCAGATATGTTTTTAAAAGAACATATATTAAAGGGAGACAAGTCAGACGGCATACCAAATATATTATCTAACGATGATTGTTTAGATGCAGGCATTAGACAAACGCCTTTAAGAAAACCAATACTTGAGAAATACCTCAGGATTAGTATTGAAAATGATGATAAATACTACCGTAATTATTTAAGAAATCAAACATTAATTGATTTCGATATGATACCAGAAAAAATAGAAGATGCAATTCTTAGTGAATATTCTAAAGTAGAACCAGTCAAAGGCAAAGTCTTTGATTATTTACGAACACAAAGATTGAATCAATTAATAGATAATATTGGAGATTTTTCGTTATGACCGAGAAGAAAAGAGGAAGAGGGAGACCTAAGGGTGCCCCAAACAAACCAAAGTTAGAACTTATTTCAAAAAGGGAAACTTTACAAAAGAATGCTGATGTATATGAAATACTATGTCAAGCAGAGTTAGTCGCAAAGGACAATGAAGACAATGCAATAAATGGTCTTCGAGTCTTTGGTGAAAACAATGGTGCAGTACAACCTGTATTACAGTGGGCATTTAATGACAACATTGTAAGTCAATTGCCAGAAGGCAAAACACCATACAAACCAAACGATGCACCAGATAGTGATTTAACTGAAACATCATTAAGATTTGAGTTTAGAAAATTCAAATACTTTTGCACCAATGAAGTCAAAGGACTTAGAAGAGAGTCTATGTGGATTGAATTGATGGAAAGTATACCTCCCAAAGAGGCAGAACTAATGGAACTAGTCAAAGATAAGATTTGGCCGTTCAAAAACATAACAAAAGAAATTGCTGAAAAAGCATTTCCTAACGCTAATTTTTAAATAAATATTAATGTCCGCAGAGACTATACATAGAATTCTAGGGAAAGTTATAACACTTTCCGATGTATAAACTTTCTAGTCGAGTCGGACTCCATGGAGTTAAATTATAATGGTAGAACAAACATTCGCACAACAACAGGTGACAGAGGAACTTACAGAGTCCGATAGAATTCGTAAAAGAATTACCGAATTCAAATCATCCCTTAACCCAAATGTCTTGGGTGTAATCTCATTAATGATTGACAATCAGTTAAAGTCTGGTATGCTTAAGCCTGCTGACTTAGATGCTATTGTTGTTCTTAGAGATGAAATCAACGCTGCTCAAATTGAGTACAATACACAAATTCAAAATGCTCAGAAGAGATTAGCAGACTTGGCAGAAATGGACCAGGCAGAACAAATCGCAAAACAAGAAGCTGCTATTCAGGCAATCAAAAATGGTGAAACTGCTGAGAGACAAAGAAGAAAAGAAGCAGAACTAAAACTTGCAAATATGGAAGCAGTTCTATTGTCTCATGGCATTTCAATGGACTTAAATGCAGATGGTAAGATTGGTCTTCAATCAGGACAAACTGCAACACAACTTACTGCTGAAGAACAGGCACAAGTTGATGCAATGGTACAAGTAGAGAAAGACAACATTGCTACTGCACCAGTTCAACCTTCAGAACCTAAAGAACCTTCTCGTGCATTTCAAATGGCAAGAATGGTAAATCCTGTAGTAGAAGAAACACCAATCTCAAACGATGGAGACTTCGTAGAGAAAGTAGAAGAGACTAAGAAGGCATTTAAAGACTTTGTTGCAGAAGAACCAACAACTGATTTCACGCCAAGTGGAACTACAACAGAATCTTTCTTAGATGAAGTAGACAGAGTTAATGAAGTTGCAGAGGCAGACGAAGAAATCTCAGACGAAGACTATGCACCAGTAAGACAAGAACTTGCTGATGGTGTTTACATCGAAGAGAGAGAAACACCAGAACCTGCACCATCACCGTCAGCACCAGTTATCAGTAATTCACAAAGACCAGATGAACCTAGTTTAGATATTGGTTATGAAGAACCTAAAGAAAGTATTCCTACTTACGACACCGAAGAAGATATGCTTGCAGCTGCTCAAGAAAAACTTGACAATGCGAAAGTCGAAGAAGAAGAAGAATACGAAGAGGTCACTATACCTTCAGAGTCAGAACTTAAGGCAATGACTAAGGCTGCAATTTTAGAACAAGGTAATATGTTAGATTTTGTTTTAGATACTAAAGATACTAAGGCAGTAATGATTACAAGTTTCTTAACACAAGTAGATGAGTTCATTGCATCTCTCCAAGAGAGTGGTGAGTTTGTATCTGCTGAAGATGATGAAGGTGAAAATGATAACCCCAATATACAAGACGGCGGTTACTTCTAAGATAACCATACGAGAAATCGTAAACGCCGAATTATGTCAATCATACGAAGAGAGTCTTAATACAAAGAATCTCTTTCGTATTGACTTACCAACAGAAGTATCAACCATTCTAGGTTGTAGATATCTTGACGACCAATTGTATGATGTTATGAACATCTACAGAAGATATGATAAATTTCTTATGTCATTTGAACCCTTACCCTTTGATGCGGCTTCATATCAATCAGAAATATTCTTTAGACAAATAAACGCCAATCCTAAGTCAGACAATTTTAATAAGGATGATTGTGGTCAGTTTATAGTTGTACCAAAAGATATGTTCAATGAGGGAGAATATGAAACAGAAATATTCAATGATACTGAAGAAACACCTAGACATATGGTATGTCGTAAGATACAATAAATAAACGAATGGCAATATGGTACTTAAACATGATTAACGAAACTAAAGAATTTAAAAAAGAAAGTAGACTCTATAATGAATCTACTACACCTCAGACCGAACAGAAAAATACTGGTTGGTACTGGCACTCAGAGAAACGAGAGTTTTATCGTTGGGACAATCAACCACCTTACTCAAAGTAGTTAATGTGGAAGATAATAGAAACATTCCAATTACAGCAGTTGACCAATACGATTTCTTAGAACATCGTAGAGAACAAGAAAAGAAACATTGGGAAAGAAACAAGGGTTCTAAACCTCTCGACTCTATTCTTACAGTAGAAATCAATAGCACCGAACTCTGTAATAGAACATGTGTATTTTGTCCTAGACACGACCCTAAAGTATTCCCTAATAGAAATCTACACATGACCGTCAAGGGTGCAACAACGATTGCAGAAGAGTTAGGTGAAAACGGATTCAAAGGCAAGATATCATTCAGTGGGTTCGGTGAGAATCTACTCAACCCAAACTTCATTGACATTGTACGAGAGTTTAATTATGCATTGCCACATGCCACACTTGAGTGCAACACCAATGGTGATAAACTAACAGAAGACTATGCACACAAATTATATCGTGCAGGTTTAGATTTACTCTACATCAATCTGTATGATGGCATAGAACAAATGGAACACTTCGAGAAGATGATGTCGAATGTGAGAGAAGACCAATACAAGTATCGTATGCATTGGGGAGACTTTGAGAAACACGGACTCATATTAAACAATCGTAGTGGTGTTGTAGATTGGGTCGGCATCGAAGATGATAGTATAGAGAATCTAAAAGGTAAGCCTTGTCATTACCCTTTCTACAAAATGTTTGTTGACTGGAACGGTGATGTGTTGTTCTGTTCTAACGATTGGGGTAGAGAACATGTTGTTGGTAATCTATTACAAGATAGTTTACACGATGTATGGTTCAGTAAACCCATGACAAAGATTCGTAAAAAATTAATGAAGGGAGATAGAAGTATGTCTCCTTGTAATAAATGTAGTGTAGATGGTTCACTATTTGGCAAACCATCGTTTAATATAGTGAAGGAATATTATGAGAGTAGCAATAACAGGAACTAGTGGTCTTGCAAAGATAATCAAAGACACACTTGAAGCAACACCTCATCGAGGTGATACAATTGAAGTGACGCCGATTAGGTGTGACGACATTACCATGAACGGAACTAATTGTTGGATATATAATGGGCATAGACCATGCGATGTTCTAATCAATCTTGCACATCAAGACCAGACAGAGATTCTAAACATTACACATGAAGCATGGGAAGGCGAGAAGACAAAATTCATTATCAATATCTCCAGTCGTGCAGCCCAACCAAATATATCAAAGGGTTATATGTATTCATCTGAGAAGGCACAACTCAACCATCTTGCAAACAATCTACAATACAACTCTAAGAAGAGATACAAGATGACCACAATCAACTTGGGATTACTAAACCATGAAAACCTACCTAGTGTTAAACACCAAGATGTCGCAGGTCTGATTTACAAACTGATTACATCTTATCCAGATTACGAGATTGCAGATGTGACTCTACAGGCACATGCTAATTATCAGAACATACAAAGTGATAAAGAAACTCTAAGAGACATGGAGAGATTCACTAAATAATACTATGGCAGAAATAGACTACAACGACTTCGGTTTTACAGCTATGGATGCAGATGAACTTGCATCTGTTGACACTAAGATAGTTGAGAAGACCACAACAGCAACTGAAGTTATCAACAAACTAGATAACTTTATCAGACCCCTACTAGAGAATCTTGCTAAAGATTCAGACAAGGACTATATCTACTGGCCCAACAGGTTAGATATCCTCACAGCGAAACTCAAAGAACTAGACGACTTGCAAAAGAAAATCTAAAAAAGGGTTTACTCCAGACCTCATTTTTTGATACACTAGTATCTTAAATTAATGAACAAAGGAGTTCTTGTGAAAGTATTAAACGAAGGTAAGAAGATGTCCTACTACGGTGATTCACCGGCAGTAGCAAAAATAGTTAAGATTGGTAGGGAGATGATAACCCTATGCGAAGAAAACAAATTATTCCCAAAAGATGACCTACTCTGGAATGCAGCCGTCACGGCAGGCAATAAGATGGTCACAGCAGGCACAACATGGACTAGATTCAATGATGTTGGGTCACTCACCTCAGATGAACGAAAGGCATTGTTAGGTTATTTAGACCTAAAGGGTTGACAATGGGTGTCACTTTTTTGTATACTGGATCCATGATAAAAATGATTAGAAAAAACGGACTACTAGATGCTGACTTCATTCAACCTCTAGTGTGTATTACAGTATTAATATTATTGGGAGAAGTACTATGAAGAAGAATGTTGCAGAAGCAAAAGCAGTAGAACTAGTAGAACTAGTTGAGAATTTATGTGAAGACATAACTCATGCGAATCACATGCAGTGGAAACACACTCGTGATACCTTAACACACGATTATTCAATCGGCAAAAAATACATTAAAATATTTACAGTAGAAGATAACCAATCTCGTTCAGTATGGGGGTTCATCAACATAGGCAACAATAAGTTCCAAGTTGGTGATGTGTTAAAGGCTGCTGGTTGGGCAACGCCTGCTCTAAACAAACCAAGGGGTAATCTTTACGAGGGTTACGAAATCAAACCAGGTACATCAAGAATGTACGGTCCAGATTATTTAAGATAGGAGATATATTATGATAATTAGAAACTATGAAGTCCTTAGTCCTGATATGACATCAGGTGGGACATCTTTGAAAGGTTACAAGACAACCACCTACCAAAGGTTGTTAGAAGTGTTAGGTCCTCCGACCTATACAGATGGTGACCCATACGAGAAAGTCTCGTGTGAATGGGTTATCGATGCACAATGGTACGATGCAAATTGTATCGAAGAGATTGATAGAGATGATTGGGAATATGAAACAGTCACTATCTATGCCTGGAAATATGGCAGAATTCCTACTGAAGAGTGTCAGTGGAATATCGGTGGTACATCGTTCTATGCTACTGAGGTTGTCGATATGATACTTGACAACTACAATCAGAACGGAGAAAATTACAATGGGGAGAGATGCTATGCAGCTTAGTTATGAGAGTGCAATGTTAATTGCAAAATGTACAGGTGGTAAGTTATCAGCAGATGAGATTATCAATCTTGCAACTTACGGAACAACCAATGCTAATGATATGAATCCTTTTCAAGGTGAACTAGAGTTAGATACATGTGTATGTGGTACAAAGGATTGTCCAGAAGAGTATGCACATACAACCAGTGGGTATTAATATGAAGATGAGATATATAAGTTTTTGCTTAGGGGCGTTTTTAGGGTTTCTATGTGGTGCTATGAGTATGCAAGTTATGGCGTCAGATGAAAACGGTGAAGTTGTTTGTCTTGCAAAGAACATTTACTTTGAGGCAGGTAATCAACCACTTGCAGGTAAAGTTGCAGTTGCACATGTTGTATTCAATCGTATGGAACATAGTGCATACCCTAAAGATATTTGTGGTGTAGTCTACCAAACAAAGTGGCGTGAGAATTGGAAAGGCAAACAAGTGCCTGTTCGTAATCAATGTCAGTTCAGTTGGTTTTGTGATGGTAAGTCAGACGAACCTTTAGATACTGATACATTCTTCGAATCGTATCTCATTGCACAAGATGTAATCTATGGCAAGTATCCAGATATTACAGAGGGTGCAACACATTACCACAACTTATGGGTTGAACCATATTGGGCAGAAACATTGAATGAAACCGTGCAAATAACTGACCACATATTTTATAAGTAGGAGAATAATATGAGAGAATTTTTAACTAATACAGAATACCTAGATACAGGTGTTCAACACATCTATGGATTCCCAAATGGGTATGGCGCTAGTGTGGTTAAACATGATTTCAGTTATGGCGGAAAAGATGGTCTTTGGGAACTTGCGGTACTTGACAGTGACGGCGCTTTATGTTACCATACTCCTATCACTCATGATGTTATCGGTTATCTTGCATGGCCGAATGTTGAGGGTATATTACAGGAGATAAAAGAACTATGAATTTATTTTACTTACACAAAGAACCAGAAGTGTCTGCTACATTACATTGTGACAAACATGTGGTCAAGATGATTATCGAGTATGCACAAATGTTATCAACAGCACATCGTATGTTAGACGGCGAATCGTACTATGGTCTATCTAAGAATGGTCGTAAGATTCAAAGGTGGCGTATGTCAGATAATTCACTAGACGATGTACTATACAAAGCATCTCATATCAATCATCCATCTACAAGGTGGGTTCGTGAAAATGCAATTCAGTATCAGTATGCATATGATATGTTTACTAATCTATGTGACGAGTACACCTATCGATACAACAGAGAACATCTAACTGATATCAAACTCAGAGATGTACTTAACAATATACCAAACAACTGCAAACTAGGTGAGTGGGTAGAACCACCACAATGTATGCCAGATGATGTCAAGGTTGTAAATGACTCGCTTTCAGCGTATCATAAATACTACAAAGAATACAAGGCAGACTTTGCCAAGTGGACCAAACGAGATGTCCCACAGTTTATGTTATGAGAGTATTAGTAGAAAATTATGGTGATGTGAGAATCTTCTCAGATAGACCTTTCGGTTACAAAAGATACATCGTAGAATGGAAAGACCACACACAAATGTATAGTGGTCTATGGTATTCTGAAAAACAAGTCAGAGAACTTGTTGAAAAAACGATAGAAGGAAACCCCATATAATGCCTGCATACGATTTCGAAAACTCAGAGACTGGTTGCATAGAAGAACGAATCATGTCTTACACCAAACTAGAACAATTCAAAAAAGATAACCCACATCTAAAACAAGTTATACTTACTGCACCCCCAACGACAGGTGGTGTGGGCGATAGGGTTAAAATTGATGGTGGGTTTAAAGAAGTCTTATCAAATGTAGGTAAGGCATACCCAGGTTCAGATGTTGATAGAAGATATAATGGTATAGGAGTCAAAGAAGCAAAGACACGAGATATCGTTAAGAAACATATCAAACTACAGAATCAAAAGAAAGGAAAGTAAATTATGAATACAGCACCAGTGTGCGACTTGCACGAATTAGAAAGTATACAACTCAATACAATATCGGAGAATGGTAAAAGATTCTATACAGACGATGCTGGTGAGATTAAATATCCCTCAGTGACAACAGTGACAGGTCTACTTAACAGAGAACATATTAAGTTATGGAGAGAACGAGTAGGCGCTGAAGAGGCAAATAAGATTACCAAGAAGGCAACGACTCGTGGTACTAAGTTTCATCAACATGTAGAAGATTACTTACGAAGAGAGAAAGAAGAAATTATCTTTGAGAATGTACTGCAAGAAGGAATGTTTAAGGCAGTACAACCTGTACTAGATGAGATTATACCAATCGCCCTCGAAGCACCTCTATACTCTAACGAACTTAGAATGGCAGGTCGTGTTGATTGTGTAGGGTTATGGGAGAATGAATTATCAATCATTGATTTTAAATCTTCTGCTAAACTTAAAAAAGAATACATGGCGAAACCATGGTATATACAAATGACTGCATATGCAATCATGGTAGAAGAACTAACAGGTCATGCTGTTGATAACATAACTGCAATAGTTGGTGTTGAAGGCATGAATACATTTCAAATCTTTGAGGCACAACCTCAAGACTATGTTGATGAACTATATCAACTCAGAGAACAATACAAGAACCTTTACGGCGTATGATTAACATTCATCATAATGACATGCATATGGTGAGTGTCATACCTGACTTTATGACTGAACATGAATGTGAACACATTCTACAACATTCTTTACAGACTATGCAACCATCTATGGTTGTTAGTAATGATGGTGAAGGACAATTCATTAAAGGTAGAACAGGTTCAAATACCTGGTTGCCACATAACACCAATGATGTTATACTCAATGTAGCACAAAGATTATCAGATACGGTTCGTATGCCATTAGAGAATGCCGAACCATTTCAAGTTGTGCATTACGAAGTAGGACAAGAATACGATTATCATTGGGACTCATTTGACAAAAGTGACGACCAATACAATGAAAAGTATGTTAGTCAACAAGGTGGTCAAAGAATAATCACTGCATTAGGTTATCTTAGAGATGTACCCAAAGGTGGTGAAACAGGATTTAATAGATTAGGGGTTAATGTTCAACCCAAACAAGGCACAGTCGTTATATGGTATAATGTCGAACCAGATACCACAAAACGAGAACTTCTTTCTCAACATGCAGGTTTGCCTGTACTCGAAGGAGAGAAGTATGCATTTAACTTATGGTTCAGAGAAAGTAAATTCGGAGAAAATTTATGAGTGATATAATTATGATTGTGACGGAAGACCATACCGTTTATGTCAAAAAAGAAAAACACATCGATAGTGGATGGTTAGAAGAATGTGGTGTAACCGAAGATGAAGTACGAGAGTACATTGAATCTGGTGGACTAGAAGAAGATACAGAATTACTTCAAGGTGACTACGATGGTCAAATGAAGAGTGATGCTATCTTTGAAATACTAACAGAGGCCGATACAATGGATGTATACGAAGATTGGTTCAGTGACAGAAAGGGTGGTACAGAGTACTTCTTTAGTCTCGGCGGTCTTAATGATTAGTAGAAAAGAATTTACAGAACAAGTGGAAAGATTGCTTGTAGGTAATAAGACGGACATAATGAGTGCAATACTCAAAGTGTGTGAAAATAATAATGTAGAACCAGAAGGTGCAAAACGATTACTATCTGTTCCGTTGAAGGAGAAGTTGACTGCTGAGGCAGAGAAACTAAAACTCATCAACAGAGAGAAAGCAAGTCGTGGTTCACTTGAAAGTTTTATTGCATAAGGAGAAATTATGAAAAAAGGTGATTTAGTAAGTGTAGTAACCATGAGTGGTGAATACATTGGAAAGTACGCAGGCGATGAGAATGGTCTGAGATTAGAGAACCCACGAATGATAGTACAGGCGCCTAACGGTGGCATGGGGTTCGCAAAAGGAGTTGCAGTGACAGGTAAAGTGGATCCTGAATTCATGGTCATTGCAAACTATGTATTTCTTTGTGAAACAAATGAAGATGTACAAGAAGCTTATAGAACTGCATTTTCAGGTATAGAAGTACCTAAGAAGAAAAAGATTATAGTGAATAAGTAATGTCGAGTCGTGAGGGATTTGATAGTTACCAGTTATACTTAGGGATTAAATTACACTTTAATTCAGCATCGTATGACTTCATCAAATACAATGGTAAGGTCAAGGCAGACTTACCATCCTTCATGAAACGAAAAGACAAGTATCACTTTGCCAAACTGGCGAGAACATATAAGAGTGAACTACTTGATTTCTATGTTGCCAACCTATCGTTGAAAGATGCATGGGTTGGTGATTTACTAGAAAATGAATCTAAGAAACTCTACTTAGATTGGAAGAAAAGACAACAGAGATTATCTTATCAGTTTGAACAAGACATGATGTATCTATTAAAGAAGAAATCTATACAGGAGGTATTGACTGTCACAAACGGACAACACCCCTATCTACTCAAACAATTCCTTGGTAAGAACATATCACTAGAGACAATGTGTATACTAGATGATGTGACTGAATACAGTAAGAAATGGAATACTCTTATATCAGAAACACTGATATATCCAGACACAATAAACAAGATTGATAAGTATAAGTCATTTATGAATTATAACATCAACACCTATAAACAAAAACTTATAAAACTATGCAAGACAACTTAGACATGTTATACTTGGTTGGTAATGGACCATCGAGAGAGAAAGTAAATCTTAACACCTTATCAGAGTGGTGGGGAATGAATTACATCTATAGAACACATTCTCCAGACATGTGTTTTGTACATGATGTTCACCCTCAGAAAGTAATGATTGAAGAAGAATACTATAAGAAAGGAAAAGTTTGTGTCGCCGAGTGGAACGAACTACCCATAGAAATGTGGGATATGATAAAGTTAGGATTACCTGGTGAGACACACGAAGTCAGAAAAGAAGATGATGATGCATTTGTGATGCAAGGGGAGAATTATTACGGAGATGATGCAAGGTCATATATGATTGGATATAATCGGGCCTATGCGAATAACATAGTTATATATGAAAATCAATTGCTCAAGAACTTGTATTGTGGAATGTATGCATTAGGTTATGCAGTACATCATGGTTACAAGAACATAT